TGATTCTGAATATACTGTGTTTGCATTCACGTTAAATTTCGTTGTTGGTAACATGGATATTAAATCATAATACTGAGAGTCTACTTTCTTTATGTAACTCTTAAAGAATCCATATTGATATTGTTTTACACATGGTTTTGCCCACCTTAGTTTTCCGACTGACTTCACCAATTTATAATTGATATCAAATACACCGTCTGAAGCATACTCATACATAGCGTCCAGTAATCTAATTCTATATCTTGGTGCTAAGTAATGTAGGTTCAAACCCATGAAACCTGTTTTATATCTCTTAATAGGAATGCATAAAGGAAAGTAGTCCCAATATGGGAGTTTGTCCTGTGTCTTTGCGTCATAAAAGAACATATACATTTGCCCTAGTTGAAGCGCTCCCTCAGTATCAAATTCGTCCATTAAGGAAGTAGACCGCACTCTTATTTGTCTTAAATTGTTACGGAACCAGTTCATGGATTCGATACTTCTTGCTCTTAGTTCAGCAGGTTTCTCGTTTTGTAAATCGTCCAATAGTTGTCCCATACAACTATTTATGCATTTAAGTCAAATGGTCTTCCGTTAATATCCTAAATTTTAATCTTCTTTCTTTGCAGTATAATTCAGCTGCTTTGAACTTTGCCTGATTGACTGCATATGTCTGTGCTTCCATAAGATATCTTTTGGAAACTCTATGTTCAGGTTTCTTTGGCGGTTTAAGTTGTTTTTTTGGTTTGACTTCTATGATTTCCCGTACAGTTTGTCCCGAAGCATTCACATACTTAATGTAAAAGTCGGGAAAGTATCTGTGAGGTCTTCTATCAAGAGGTGATATGTAAGGAATGACTACTTCTTCCGAACCCCATTCAATGATATTAGGGTTTGAATCAGCGTAGACCATGAATCTTCTTTCCCATAAAGACCTATAAAAGATTTTTGTAGGGTTTCCTTTGTATTTTTTATAGTTCTTCGGTTTAAACTTGCCACTGTAAGACATAAATAGATATATTACCAATTAATTATTAAGACGAAGGTATTTATGGCAATAGGCAAATTATTAGACAAAGTCAACCAAGCAAAGTCCGCTGTAGAATCTGTAAAAGGTATCAAGACCAAACTTAAGAACTTAGACAAGACAACTGTTCTTGACCAGTTAGGAGAACAAGCAGAAGAAGCTAAAAGAACTTTAGAGAAGAGACGGTCTTCTTTAGAGAAAAATCTTGATGCAAGAAATAAAGGTAAGTCAATTGCAAAATCGACACCTTCAACTGCAGATATAGATTTAATTTATCCACTGTATGACCAACTAGACAACTACATTCTTTTTCAAACTAGGGCACGTGAAGCAAGAGACGGAAAGAATGGGGAAAACCTACTATCGAAAAAGAATCTAGAAATAGCATTGTATGTTAAACCCGAACATTTAGCAAGTAACTTTACTGTTAACTATAAGACTCAAGGATTCGGTGCTGGTATTCGTGGTCTTGCAGATATGTTTGACGGTGGAGAATCAGGAAACTTTTTTGGTGACGGGGGTGACCTAGAACAGTTCGGTGCAGAAGTCAAAAATGTAGCAGGAGCTGCTATAAACAAACTTATGAATTCTGCCACAGGAGATTTCATGAACATGAATGCTGGACGAGCAGTTAATCCAATGGAAGAACAATTGTTGGAAGGCATTGGATTCCGTTCTTTCTCATTCCAATATGAATTCTATCCACGTTCAGAAGAAGAAGCAGATATGGTACAACAGATTATGTACTATTTCAGAACTGCAATGTTACCTGATACATATGGTAGTGCAGAGACAACAGAAAACGAAAACTTCTTTAACTATCCAAACGTGTTTGACGTATCATTTGATGGCCCAATCAAAAAAAGACTAGACGGATTTATGCCTATGGTTTGTACTGGTTGCGATATCCAACACGGAGATACAGAATTAGGATTCTTTGAAAACGGACAACCAACAAAGTCTGCTATGAAGTTAGACTTTACAGAAATCAAAATTGTTACTCAAGAGAACTTCCAAAAGATTTCTCCAATTGGTCAAGGCACAGGAGATGGGGGTCAACCTATTACTGGTACTGACTACAGTATTCGTGATAGACAGACAAGGGGTGACGGATAATGGCAAACGAACTATTTAAGAATTTTCCCGAAGTAAGATACACACTTAGTAATGGAAAGATTGTTACAATCAAAGACTTCTTTCGTAAAGCAAAGTTAGAAGGCACACAACTTAATCAAGTAATCGATTACACAGTCTATGAACTACAAGAAGGTGAAAGACCTGATATAGTTGCAAGTAAACTATATGGTAATGGTGATTTACACTGGACATTATTCCTTGCAAATGACATTACTAATTACTACGATTGGCATATGGATACTTCTACATTTGAAAATTATATGAAATCTACATATCCTGGCCAATTTTTAGTTGCGTCTACGAGTACGGACATAGTATCTTCTACTTCTAAATTTTTAATTGGTGAAGACATAACTCAAGGAACACGTAAAGGTAAAATTTTAAAAGTTGACCCAACTTACAATAGAATTTTAGTAGAAACAACAAACGGCCAAAAATTTGTGGCCAACCAAGCGGTTACGGGTGCGAGTAGCACTAAGGTATTTACACCTAGCAGTGTAGCAAACGGAGTAGACGGTGTTGCATATTACTATGACCCTGATGCAATCGACAAAGAATTTAGATACAATAATAATAGTACAGGAACCTATCAACCAAGAACGTATTATGAAAAAGAATACGAAGACAACGAAGCGAGAAGAAAGATAAAAGTTATCAAACCTGAGTTCATACGAAGAGTGGTATCTGAGTTTGAACGTGTAATGAGTGTATAATGTCTGAAAAGAAAAACATGCAGGGTGGTGTATTCACCATTGACGCAATTAATCTAGTAAACCAAGAAGGCGAGTCTGTAGACATACAGGGTCTTGTTTTATCTTTTCGTCTTTACGAAAGTATTTACAATAAGTTTGTTACAGGTGATATTAGTATTATAGACGGTCTTGACCTGTTAAAGAATTTTAAGATTACAGGTGACGAATATATACGTATTGCAGTCAAACAAATTGAAGGTATGGGAGAAGAAGCTCCCAAAGAGTTTACCGTAGACAGAGATTTAAAAGTCTACAAAATAACTGCAGTTAACAGAGTAGACCAATCAACCCAATCCTATGTTTTAAAGGTATGTGACCCACGCATGTTTACTGCTAGAAATACTAGAGTGTCTAGAGTCATGCGTGGTTCATATGATAAAATGTTGCAGAATGTTTTAATCAATGAAGGACATATGGAAACAGAAGAGTTTGTTCATTGGGAAGATACTAAACCTGAAAATCAACAAATGGTTGTACCTAACTGGACTATCGATAAGTTTATAGACTTTACAGTTAACAATGCAGATAAAGGACTAGAAGAAAAAGCAGTATACAAAAATGGTATGTTCTTTTATCAAACACTAAACGGTGGTTTTACTTTTAAATCAATCGATTCAATGTTTCAAGAAGAGTTTCCCCTTACATTCTCATATGGTTCAAGACAAGCAGATACAGAAACTGCAGACGTAGACGCAAATGCTGACGGTGGTGTTAATACTATTATTGAAGATATACAAATACCACAAAGAGCAGATACATTAAGAGGAATGGTTGGTGGTGCATATGCGTCAACACAAATAACATATGACCCGATAAGAAAAGTAGACGAAGTAGACCTGTATTCTATAAATGACTTGTTTGAAAGGAATGCAGAAAACCATTTATCAGGGTTTCCGTTAATTAGAACGGGTGGTCAAAATGAAGTATTTGAAAAAGTCTTTACAACAGAAAATGTAACGGACGCAAAAGTTTCTCCGCCAGTTACAGAAAAAGACGTTGACGCAAATCTAGGTTACAAGTATGATTCGTTGAAAATTTATGATACTAAAATGGTGCATTCTTTTGACAATGCAGATAAGTTAGATACCGAAGAATCATTTAAAGGTTGGTCTGCTAAAGTCGATGCTGGTAAATTAGAACGTAGGGCAATGTTAGAGATTCTACAACAAAACAGAATCATAATCACAATACCTATGAGAACAGATTTAAATGTAGGTACAATTATTAAATTAGATATACCACCACCGCAATCTTCAACAGGTGGTGTAGATATCTCAGATAAAATGAACGACAATAGATATTTGATTACAGACATATGTATTAATGGTATCCCTGCTGATAAGGTAGGGAAATGTTTTGTCGAGTGCGTGAAAGAAAGTTATGCTAAGAAGATTGCAGACTATACACCATTAGATAATACAGCAGCTCCGAGGGAAGTATGATAATTAGATTTCTAAAAGCACTTAAAAATTGGGTAGACCCAAACCATTGGGCAAACAAAATAGGTGAAAAGAGTGGTGCATATGATAAGGCACGAAACAGTAAACTCAGACAATGGGTAGACAGTTTGGAAGGTTGGCAATGGTGGGCATGGCAATTAGGCCCATGTCTATTAGTATTCATATTATTAGAGTTGGGTTTAAATCAACTTGGTATGACAATGTTACCTTGGAGATAAAATGAAATTTTGGTACGGGATAGTAGAAGACAGACAAGACCCATTAAAGATTGGCCGTGTGCGTGTGCGTGTACACGGAGTACATACTCATATCAAAGACCAAATCTCAACACCTGATTTACCATGGGCGCAAGTATTACTTCCAACAACAGAAGCAGGACTCTCAGGATTCGGAAAAGGTAACGGTCTCGTAGAAGGGTCTACGGTATTCGGTTTTTGGAGAGACGAAAACTATATGCAAGACCCAGTGGTTCTTGGTGTAGCAGCTGGAATGCCTGCACAGGGTTCTCGTATTACAATCAAAGACGAATTGATACAAAGAAAGATTGAAGACGGATTCAATGACCCAAGACGATTAACAATAGCAGACTATGCTGAGACGCCAGACGGTGAAACACCTACACACGATAGGACTAGAAGTTTTGGATTGACTACTGCATTAGATACCGCACCAAAACACGTCAAGTCTCTCACGCTGAACTATGACGGAACAGGTTCAACAATAGAAGAAGTAGAACTTACCAAAGATGATTTACCTTACTATCCAAGATACTATGACGCTTCAGATTTAAATGATAACACAACAGGTATCGCAACATATACACATAGAAGTTTTACAAAAGTTGTAGACGATAAAGTTGAGAATCTAAAACACATAAACACAAAAGAAATCTTTACAGACAATACAAAGAAAAGAGTAGTAGACGAGGAATGGGCATTCCCAGTATCACCTGCTAAACCAGTATATCCATATAACAAAGCCATGACTACAGAGTCAGGACATATCGTTGAGATAGACGATACTCTTGGTGTAGAAAGAATGGCAATCGAACATAGAAGTGGAACGTTCCATGAGATACACCCTGATGGTTCAGAGGTAACTAGAATTGTAAATGATAATTATACTGTAGTTGCAAAAGACAATAAACTAATTGTCGGTGGTAACGTAGACGTGTCTGTCGAAAAGGGTAATGTTAGAATCGCAGTAGCGACAGGTAATGCAGATATCTACGTAGCAGGACATACAGATTTAATGGTAGACGGAAACGTAAATGCAAGTATAGGCGGAACACTAAATGCAGACGTGGTTGGTAATACAACATTCACTTCACCCGAAACACTTATGACTACAAATTTAACAGTTGACGGTACAGTACATGTTACTAAAACAACACATTCAGTTGGTGACGTATCAACAGACGCTGGAAACGCACCGACTCTTGCGACTCATGTACACAAATCAACTTCTAAAGATACAGGTGTTGGTGCTAATGCTGGTGTTCAAACAGATACCACAATTCCTGATGCATAAATTTAGAGAGGTTGTATAAATAGAAGTATGGCAGACTTAAAATCACAGGGACAAAACGTTGCGGAAACAAAACTATACGCAGATATAGATTTTAGGTTTAGACCACACCCGATTACGGGTGACGTTACCATTAAATATGATACAGACGCTATTAAACGTGCAGTTAGAAATATAGTTCTAACTAATTTTTATGAGAGACCCTTCAAACCAAGTTTGGGGTCTTCTTTGAGGAATCAACTTTTTGAAATGACCACGGATAGGAAAGTAAGAAGACTTGCAGTCAGAGTTCAAAAGATTATCGAAGACTTTGAACCAAGAGTTGAGAATGTAAAGGTTCAATTCGGCGAAGTATCAGATAGAAATGAATTGGACGTTACTATTTTCTACAACATAAAGAACAACTCCCAAGGACAGGAACTAGATTTCACTGTTAGCAGGGCGAGATAGAGGACACTAAATGGCAGTTAAAAGTTCAGCACTAAATGTAACTGATTTAGACTTTGACGATATAAGTCAAAATCTGAAAAGTTATTTAAAAGGACAAGATAGTCTAAAAGATTATGACTTTGAAGGTTCAACACTTTCAATGTTAATAGACTTACTTGCGTATTCATCACATATCGGAGCAGTAAACACAAACATAGCTGCTTCAGAACTATTCTTAGATTCCGCACAAATGAGAAAGAACGTTGTATCACGTGCGAAAGATTTAGGTTTCGTCCCTGCTTCAGAATCTGCCTCTACAGCAATCGTTGACCTAACTATGAATAACGTAAGAAATGCAGACGGTACATTCCCAAGTGCAAACGATATGACTATCGAAGCAGGTACAAGATTCTCAACTCAGTATGACGGTAAAGCATACAACTTTGTTGTAAGTGCAGGTGTAACACCTCAACCAAATGGAAAAAGTTTTTCTTATACAGGAATCAATATAAAACAAGGAACAAATGCAAGTGACGTTTTTGTTTATGATAGACAAATTGCAAATCCTAAGTTTGTACTAAGTCAATCAAGAATAGATAGAACTGCAATGACTGTATCTGTAAACTCAGGTGGTACAAGTACCGCATATGCTCTTGCAAGTGATATATCAAATATTCTTTCTACAAGTAAAGTATACTTTACTCAAGAAAACGAAGACGGATTTACCGAAGTATATTTTGGTGACGGTAGTATCGGTGCAGAATTGAATGACGGAGATATTATTACAATACAATATACGATTGTAGACGTTATTCATGCTAATGGCGCAAATACATTTAGTCTTACTGACGCAATCAATGGTTTCTCAGATTCAACAGTTGTAACTACAAATATAGCACAGGGTGGTTCAGAAAAAGAATCTGTAGAATCAATCAAGTTTAAGGCAACAAAGTTCTATTCTTCACAAAACAGATTAGTAACATTGAATGACTACAAAGCAAAAGTCTCAGAGTATTATCCAAATGCAGATGCAGTAGCAGTATGGGGCGGAGAAGATAATGACCCACCTGTATATGGTAAAGTTTTTGTTGCAATCAAACCATTGAATAGTGATTACTTATCAGACGTAGAAAAGACACAGGTCAAAGCAAATCTAAACAAACTAAATGTTATAACAGTTAGACCTGAAATAGTAGACGCTGAAATTATTAAGATTTTACTTAATACTACATTTCAATTCAATGAAAAATTAACAGATTTAACAAGTGGTGAGTTAGAAACTTTAGTTAAGAACGCTATCGTTAAATATGATACAGATAATCTTAATAACTTTGATAGTATATTCAGACATTCAAATCTTCTAAGAAACATAGACGAAGTGGATAGTTCTATTCTATCAAATGTAACTCCT